ACTCTTTAAGCATTTGCTCAACTTCTGGGTTTGTATCAAGTGGTGTTGATCCTGCCGCTTTTTCCTCTTTGCTGTCAAATTTCAAGCCATATTCTTTGACTTTTCTAAGTAATTCTGGGTTTTCAATTAACATATTATAAACAGCATTTCCATCACCATATGCTTTATCAAGAACATCTATTGCTTTAAGGTTAGCTTCAATAGGTCGAGTAGGATCACCTATTGCACCCAAATAAAATTTAAGTTCTTTCTCGCTATCTAATCCTTTCGCACCCATTTCAGATGATTGTCTTACAATATTGATAAGGTTAGGAGCCATACTGTTAATTACATCCCTATAAACTTGAGCTTCAGAACCAGAAATTCTACTAAGCATTTGTCCAGTTTCTGTTCCTCCTACATAAGCTCCAAGACTGCTTTCGCCACCTGCAACTGCACCACCTTTTTTGTAAAGGTTTGAATACGCTCTAGCCATTTCTCCAATATAATCAGAAAAGTTCTTTTTGCCTTTTTCTTTAATTTGTTGTTTTTCTGTTACATCTTTAGTTAATGCTTGTTGTTTAGCTAATTCTGCTTGTTTAACTTCCAAGTCTGCTGCTTTTGCTTTATATTCAAGTTCAGCGGTGCTTCCTGGCAATCTTGTAACACCAACTTGTCCAACTTCTATGGAATATACATCGCCTTTAGGAACTTCTCCAATAGGAATTACTGGTTGGTTGTTAACTTGAGTTCCATATGTAAATCCATTGTTAACATCTTTAAGAACTCGTTGAACATATGGGGGCATATTAGGTGCTATATCATCTCTTGTTGGCAATACGCCTGGAGTTCCATCTACTGAAACGCCTGGAGTGAAGCCAGTAGCTTGATCTATTGGTAATCCAGTTGGCACAATATTATCTGGGAACATTCCACCTTGTTCTTGTGGTAAATCGTTTTGGATGCCTGCACCCCAAGTAGGTAAATTTATTTGAGGTGTAGGAACTCTAGTTGGTTGTCCGTTAACCATTGCAACACCAGAACCTAATACTCCAGGTTGATTTCCAGATATAGATGTAGCAAAAATACGTCCATCAGCAGTTGGAACACCTTTAACAGGAACTCCAGAATTTAACAATTTAGTAAATTCATCCCTTGTCATAAATGTTCCTTCGGGCGGTTTATTTGTAGCTGCTTTTATTTTAGCGGCCTCAAGTGCTAGTTGGTCTTTTTGAAGTTTAAGTGCTGCGTCACTACGGGCTTCAGATCTACCCAATACGGAAATTTTCAACGCATCATTAACACCTTGGACAATCCCTTTTTTCTGGTTAGTTGTTAAATTAGGATCGCTTAATTGATTCAAAACATCTTGAGCTAATGGAGCTAATTCAGGAATAGCCTTAGCAATAGATGTTGCCATCATTTCGCCAGCTTTAAGTTCCCTTTCGTCTTGCTTTTTAAGTTTAATCGCCTCACCAATCTGCGCTCCGACATTAGCGAAACTTTGCCCGATTGCTTGCCCTGCGCGTTCAACACCACTAAAATCCGCCATCATTAGGCGAGGATCAATGGTTTCACCTAATCTTTTTCCTGCTCCGTATGCCATATTATTTAATTCTTTTATTAGCCTGGAATTGCATTACCAATTCCTTGGAATAATCCACTCCATACTTGTCCAGTTGCAGATGCTTGTGCGGCACGGGCATTTGTAATGTTTGCTCGATTTGCCATTCCAAGGTTTGCACCTGTGTCTGGGTTAATCATTTGCGGAACTGCGCTACCAATAGCACCAAGACCAAGATTAAGTTGATTCTGACCTGCTTGGTAAGAAAGCGGTGCGTTACCAAGTGCTTGCAATCCAGGCGCGGTGTAGAAGTTCTGAGCCATGTTAAACGCTCCTGTGCGAGCTGCGTCTGCTTCGGCACGTTTGCGAGCAAGAACATTCTCTCTACCCATAATCTCAGAAGCAACAGCTAAATTGCCACCAAGTCTACCAGATGCCTGTGCTGCTTCACGGGCAGTTTGCTGATACATCCGCTGCTCTTGTGGGGTAACGCCTTGTGCAGCCATTCTAGCTCTCTCTGCCTCTGCTTGTGCAGCGTCAACTTGGGCTTGTGCTTCTGGCGAAAGTGCCTGCGCGAACTGACGGAAAGCAGGTGCTTGCCCTGTCATCGTAGCAAGCTCGGTTGCCCTAGCCTCCGCAAGCCCTGCGCCTGCTTCTCGTTGCGCTGTTCTTCCAAGACCATATAAACCTTGTTGCCCATCAGAACCCTGCAAAAATGTTTGAACATCGCCTAAGTTACGTCCAAGAAACTCTGGTCTGTATTGCGATTCCAATGAAAGAATTTGCGGCAATACTTTGCTATACGCAGAAACATATTGTTCAATATCTTTTGCTAGATTCATCTTGGGAGCTTTTACATTTGTCCCCATAACCTTGCTTACTGACGATCCCATATTATATTTTGTTAAAGAATTTTTTTAAGTTTGTCACCCTTGTGCGGTTATCTCCTCTGAACTCTCGCTCATAGGCAAGCCAAGGAACAAGCTCAACGATTTGTAAACCTGCTTGCCGCATATCACCAACACACATAGTAACGAAAATGCAATTTGATTCAGCCAGAACACGACATTCTCCAAGGTTTGATTTATCGCAAAAGAAACCAAGCAGAAAACAATCTGGCAAAGAAATAACAACTCCATTCGCAAGATGCCATTCAAGCAGTTCTGCGAAGTTTTCGTTGTTTTGTTTGTAGATTCGTAACGCATGGTTAATTGGTTTCATTACCTAAGGAAAGAAATACAAACTTCGTCAAAGTCCCTAAATGATCCTCCTCGCGTTTGGGTTTCAACTTGAAATTGCGTGGTGGATTTTGTCCCTGCGTTTGGACGATATACCAATGGTTCGTTTGAACCATCAGCTTGCGCTGAAGCAATATATGAATAGTTCGCATCAGAAAGTGCGGTTGTAAATAGCACGGTGTATTTACCAGTAGCAGTTTTCGTAACAGATGTTACATTGCCAGATGCAATAAGAAAACGAGTAGTGTTCGTAGTATCAGCAGTTCCTGCTGCATTACGGTTTGCATCAAATACAACCCATGCTCGGATACCATAAACAGGAGCGGTTCCACTTGGGTTTGGCATATTAGCCGTGCCAAATGTAACACCTCCAGTAGAAGAAAGTTGAATAGCACCAGTTCCGTTATTTAGAACTTTAAAGCTGCCATTTGCGCCACCATCTCGGACAATCCTTGTCTCATAATCAGTAGGAGTAGCAGCGGTATGAAGATCAATAAAACAGTTGTAATCTTGGGTGTGCCCAGTTCCGAACTCTAGCCCTGTTTGTGGAACGGTGAAAACACCAGCCGCACCAGTTCCAGACCAACTAGGGCCACCAGATGATAACTTAGCTGGGGTGACTGCCCCAGCAGTAATTGCTGCTGTTGTAACAGCGTTAGTGGCAAGTTCATTTGATGTAATTCCAGCAGCACGAACTTTAAGTTTCCCAGTTGCAACCTCAAGAGTATTACCAATAATAGCATCAGTCGTAATAGTCGTCTGGTCGATGATGTTATTCATCTTCGTGCTAGTGATTGTATCAGTAGCCGTGAATGTGTAAGTTGTATCAACCGCGCCCATATATTATTTCTGTGAGATAATTTGTCTATTAGTAATTGAACCAGAGACTTTAATAGAATTCACCTTAGGGGAACCTATTGTTCTTGTCAAGATTAGCGTTCCAGTATAACCTCGGATACCACCAAGTCTGCAACGTATGCCAGCGGTTTCAGCCTCATTAGGTGTGCTTGGAGATAATACTTCTCCACCAAGAAAATCTGTGGTTGTGCCTATGAATTGTGAATCATCTGGATCTTCAGCAGCAAATGATATGCTATATTCGCCAGTTTCTCCAGCAAGGTTTTGCATAACAAGCTGTGCATCTGTAAATCTTTTGCGATCCATTGTCCTAAAATCATACCCGCGAGTAGTCAATGATGCGTTAATCGTAGGAGTTACAACTAAGCTACCCGTATTTGATACACTTAGGCGGTCAATCGAAGTGTCAGCCGCTTCAAGTTGATGCAAACCTCCGTTAGCAGTAACTGCATAGATGTTATTACGCACTCCTTCACTTCCCAATATAAAGTTTTCAATTAAAAAGTTACTATCTCCAAATGTATCTAGTGATTCCCAGCCTTTATTAAGGAAGTTAAATACCAAAATGGAGTTATTCCCACGTGCATCATTGGCTCCAGCAACAGAATCCAACGGAACAGCAAGGTAATAACGGTTGTTATACAAAATACCTACCGATTTATCTACGTAATCTTTGTTAATACGGTCGATATATGGCTGGATGTTCTTGGAAATTGGCTCATCGGCTCCACGAAGGTTGTAATCGTTAAGGAATTCAACGGCATACACTCCATCATCCGACAAAAACATGATTGTATTACCACGCGAAACAATCGTTTTACGGGCTAAACAACCCACCTCAGAAGTAAGTTCCGTAACCTCTGTGTCAAGCAGACTGCCCTGCGTTCCTTTGATTTGATGTAGGCTATTTCTATTCAAAACAATTAACTTGTCCTCATAGAACCCGTGCATCCCAACCACATAATCAGCAGTTCCACCGCTAATACGAAATTGGTTCTCGATCTGGTCGAAGGTCGTTGTATCTAGAATATCCGATACCGCTATTTCATCAGTAATTTTGGTGCTGGTATATTCTGGGGCGTTATATGTTCCTGATAAACTGTAATAATGCGGAACCCATAGCCTGCGCTGGAAATAAACTGCCCAAGGTGCGCCTGGCTGGTGCATAAAACCTCCACCTACACTAAATCTGCCACCAAATTCAAAAGCATCAGATGATGAAGTTGCATAATCACCAATCGGAGCATACCATTTAATTGTAGTAGTTGTTGCCTCCGTAACGTAATACTCATTACCAACCATTCCAGACAGTTCAGCCGTAGCCGATTCACGAACTACAATAATATCTCCTGCCCTAATTGTAGTATTTCCAATCGCACTTACATCTGCGGTAACAAGGCCAGCAACAACATCAATGTCCTTAGCTTGGACGTTGAATGTTTGGGGTTGGGTGTAAGCACCTCCAGGCGACAAAGTGAACCCATCGGTCATAGTGGCTGCCGACACGCCAAATGTCACGGTTTGGCTTGTTGTAAAGGTATAAGCGAAAGTGT